TGCCGCCGCTTCTGCTGCTAAGGTTTCTTGTGTTTCGGTAGCTACCTCTGATGCTTTAGCAGTTTCGGTTTTCTTCTTCGTCAATCTCGCCATTTTTCTTTTCTCCCTTACCCTAGATTATACACCAGTCATTGTAGCAACGGCAAACGGTCTGTATAAAATGCAGCCGTAGGAAGTGCCGACAAATTTCTGCTTGAAGCTTGAAGTTTCAGGCACTAAGCGCATTGCGCGCATTTTTTCGGAGAAGCCGAATTCGCCTGTAGGCTCGCCGTTAATGCTGCGGCAAATGAGAAGTACAGTGCTGCTAGAGAAGTTTTCCAGTTCCGGCAGTTGAGCAAATTTGATGTTCGGGGTATAGCGTTTAATCATATCCATTACGGATACATTAAAGTCGGTTGCTTTACCCAGTTCAACAGCAGAGGAAGGAGAAGTTACGAGAATCAAATCGCTGTCGTTGCGGATATGGCCTAAAGAATTTTTAGCCAAGTTCTGGAACAACAACAGATAGTCTGCGTAAATTTCTTTAGTAGTTTTGAGGTCCCAAGTGTTGCCGCCTTCACCAGTTCCCGGAGTAATAGCAGCCGGACGGTTAGGCTCGTTCAGCAGGCCGTAGATTTCCATGTTTTTGACGCCCAGCAAATTGTATTTGTTTTGAGCAATGTCGATAGTGGTAGCTGCGGCGCGTTGTTTACGTGCTGCTAATTGCAAACGTGCTTTAGCTGCATAGTCTAGTTCGCGGTCGCCATAGCGGATGTTAGTTTGAAATACGTATTGTTGACGGACCGGATAGGTCGGGTTGACGTCAGCCATTCCAGCATTGCCGTAGTCGGTGTAAGCTTCTACAGCTCCGGTGATTTCGTCGACTTCAAAACGTGCATAGGATGTAGTCCAGTCGCCTTTTTTAACCTCTGCGAAAATCTCGCGGGAATTACGCGGTCCGGTCAGAATCTCAATAACACGCGGGTCAAGATAAGATGTAAATTCTACAGGTACACCGCTGTTCGGGTCGGTTACCATTGCGGCGTCGTAGGCCAAACGCTCAATGTCGGCGTCGTTAGCCATAATGCCACGAATTTTATAATGGTCATCAAATACAAAACCTTTTTCGCGCATAAGTGCTACTTGTTGGTCAATGTTCATTGCCATTTTTACTGTTCCCCTTTCTTTTTGTTCTTACGGTCCAAATTAAGAACCGCTAGGAGTGCTGGCAGGAACAACAGCCCCACGCCAATTTGAAATAATAATTACGTCATTAGCATCACCGGCTTGAATTACTTCAAAGTCAGTTTCTACGGCACCTTCAACGGTTGTTTGCGCATCTCCGGTTTTGATAGTACCGTCTGCAAATACGGCAAATACTTTCTGCCCGACAGTTGCGGCGGTAGTGGTGACAGCAAAGAAATCGCCTTTTACCTCTACAGATACAGGATAACCGACAGGAACGGTGTTAGAAGCTTCTACATCAATTCCCAGCGGGTTGGTGATTTCGCGCACTGCAAAGCCCAGAGGGCGGTCAGTGCCGGTAGGTTTAACGCAGCCTTCTTTTTCTGCGTCAGCCCATACGAAGCCGCCGATGTTGCAGGCAGCGCTAGCAACATAGCCTTTGGCGGTAGATACGATAGGGTTAATAGCTGCATATGCGCCCGGAATACCTATACCGGGGTAAGTGTTTACAGTTTTTTGAAACGCCATTTTTTTACGCTCCTTTCTTATCGAACGCTGATTTTATTCAGGCCTTGCAGATAGTCCGGTACGGAGACTGCGGAATCCATAGCAACGCGGCCAGCGCCCCATTTTTCAGTTTGTTTGCTTCTGCGCAGTGCGTCAACCATGCCTTTATAGGCGGTAGGCGAATACTCGGAAACATTGAAGCCTTCTGCTTTGAGTGCAGCAGCATAGATATCATCTGCGCTATCATAAGCCAGCGGGTCGACTTTGCGGCCTAAGAATGCTTGACAGGTTTCAGCAGCAGCATTGCGTTCGCGGAAGCTTGCTTCAATCTTTTTGCGCTCTGCTGCTAAAATGCTTGGCAGTGCGTCTTCCGCTAAGTACCTTTCTTCGCCCTCGCGTTCGTGGTCGCGGTCGATACGTTTCGGGTCGGCTTTTTCGCGCTTCTCGCCGTATTTAACGCCCATTTCAAACGCTGCTTTGAAAGCAGGGTCTTTCATTTTTTCAGAAAGTTCGTCGTCTTCACCCAAGGCTTTTTTCATGCCTTCGCTTTCATGTTCTTTATCCAGCTTTTCGCGTTCGCCGGGTTTCTTTTCCAGTTCTTCACCGTATTTGACGCCTTCGGCAAAGGTCATTTTGCCCTCGTCGTCTTTAGCGGTTTCGGTTTTGGCGGCAGCTTCGGCGGCTTCGTCCTCTGCTTTGGTGCCTTTCAGGCTAAGCAGGAAGGCGCGAATTTTGTCTTTAGCGGCAGCTTCCAAGCCGGGGAAAAGCTTGTCAGTGATTTCATCAACAGTTGCGTTTTCGTCGATATCTACACCAACATCGCGGGGAGAATATCCGCCCTCAACTTGCGCCTCGACTACTTGGATTGCTTTGAGCAGGTTACCCAGTTCGGTTTCGCTCTTTTCAATGCCTAAGTCAGCGTCAGCTGCAAGAACAGAGTGCAAAGCTTTTGCGCGGCGTTGTTTAAAGCGCTGCACTGGCTCGGTAATTCTAAATTTTGCCATTTCTTTTGACTCTCCTTTCGGGGTATTGTTTATAGCTAGCCCAGCGGGCATACTATCGGCAACAGCCACGTCGGATCCAGCTCGGCCACGTGGCACAAGGGCAACGTGATTACCCTTGATATCTCTCATTATAAAGTCATATGCGACGCCGTCAACCTCGCCCGGTGTGAAGTCAGGCGTATAACGGTAGCTGCATGAAAGCTCTTTAAACTCTCCACGCTCTATTTTTCCGATAGCGTCAGCGTCCTGCACTGATATGGTATTGCGCAGATACGGTGCGTCAAACGTGGTATCGGTCCCGGTAGCTCCTACACGGTGCTCTTTCTGCGGCTCGTCTGCACTGTCAAAATGGTGCTCAAGCAGCAGCGGCAGGCCGTTGAAAGTCTCGGCCGCTTTGGCTAGCTCGTCCGGGTCACGGTATCCGTAGTATATCCCCGTGGGGTTAAGTCCCAGTTCGGCGGCTCCGGGTATCTCCCGGCCATAATAAGGATTGATACAGGCTTTGGATATCGGGCAGGCTGATACGTGCAGATATCCGTTATCATCTATCCTTCGGGCTGACGGGGCAGCGTCGAAGGTCAAATTGTTATCTTTTTCCACTTTATCACCTCTTAACTTGCATGAATAATTTTGAGGTATTTGTACGGCTTTTCACGGCATTTTATCCGCAAATTATGCACACAGTTTAAACGGTGTAAATCCTATCCCCGGGGGGTGGGTCTACCCCAAATCTACATTTGCTGTCTGCTACAGTACATGTAAATTCAATACTTTTCTCCCTTATTATAGCAGAAAAGTGTATATTCAAAGTCCTGTAGTACGTATTTACTAGGTTTCGAGCAGTTCGCTGATGTTTGGTCTGTAAGTGCAGCGGCAGTAGGGAAGCTCGCCCGGTTTCACTTTTTTGCCTACCTCATAGTCAAACAATCCCTCGTCCAAGTCGAATTCTTTGCCGTCCATCTCCTCATGTGATTTACGGCTCGTTTTCTCGCCCGGAATATGTACCCATGTGCCAGTTTTTATACCCAGCTCCCGGGATTGGGCAAGTTCTAGCTCCTGCGTGGCCTTGTTCGTCTGGTCCATTGCAATCAGCTGCGCCTTACGCTCTGTAACACCTTCAATGTCTAGCAGCGTTTGATAAAGGCTTGCCATATCCCGGCCACGTTTGGCGCTTTCATACACGCTTTTGATGATTTTATCGAAAAATGACGGGGCAATAGTCCTAATAAGGTTTACATTCCGTTCGGCAGCTTCTTCTAGTATGCGTTCATAAGCTGGTGTTACCGTGAATTTAATCGCCACGCCTACCCTTTTTAGTTCCGCCATTAAAGCCGCCCTGTTGGTTTTATCAATCTTGTTGATAAAGCGTACGGCCGCCCGTTCCGCCCGCTCCCGATTGAAGTCCATAATGTACTGGTGGAATTTCCGCCGCAGCACCGCCAGAAGCTCGTCAAGGTTTACCTCTTGCCCCTCAATGGTGATATCATACGCCAGCTGGTCGCCCTTGAGAAATTTCTTGTAGTTCTTCAAGACATAGGGGATAG